TACTATACTTGCATGAGGACTTTTCCAAAAGAGCTTCAGTATGTAAAGAAAATTACTACATAGACCAAAGATTAATGTGTCGTTCTTGGTTGAGAGATGGCGAAGTATTTAAGAAAAGATTTATCGGCCAAATACCTAACTTAAAGCATGGGTCAATCGTACCTTTCTCGTATGAGATAATTGAAATGGACATGCTCCCGTTCAGCTATACAGAAGAAAGCAAAAATATAATCCACGGCGTTCAAAAGAACGGCTGGGGTGAGCCGGTAATGTACTGGTTTTACAAAGAGACTCCAACGGGTTCTTTATACTTAAGAAATTCTGAATTAAGAGGCGTGAGCGCGAATCTTATCGATCACTTGAGATTGACAGATAGAATAGGTCAGACAAGGGGTGCGTCGGTATTTGCCTCAGTCCTAAATAGATTGGACGACATATCTCAGTACGAAGAAAGCGAGCAAGTTGCAGCAAGGGTTGCGGCCACGATGGTAGGCTACATTAAAAAAGGTTCGCCAGATTTTTACAATGCAGATGATGAAGGTAAAGATTATAGAAGTATCGATATGGAGCCTGGTTTAGTTTTTGATGATTTAAGACCTGGCGAAGATGTTGGGACTATCGATCATTCAAGACCTAATTCTGGATTACAGGATTTTAGAAACTCGATGTTAAGGGCGGTAGCGTCTGGAACAATGTCTGGATATTCTTCAATCAGTAAAGATTACGACGGTTCATATTCTTCACAACGACAAGAGTTAGTTGAGAATGATGGATTTTATAAAATACTTTGGGACACGTTTGTAGCTAAAGTAGTTGACCCTGATTGGGTTTCTTTTGTAAATGCAGCCATAAGTAGTGGTGCGGTAGATATCCCTACTGACTTAGACGAAAGAACGCTTTATGCGGTAACTCATAGTCGTCCAGCGATACCGTGGATTGACCCAAATAAAGAATCAAGTTCACAGATAAACTTAATTGAAGCTGGCCTAATGTCAGAAAACGAATCAATACGATCAAGAGATAAAAACCCAACAGAAGTTAGGCGACAGATTAAAACCGAACGCGCTAACAAGGAAAAGGAGTTACCCGATGAAGAATTGGTATCAGATAACAGCGAAGAAACATAATACAGAAATTTCTATCTATGACGAAATAGGCGCGTGGGGTATTTCCGCAAAAGACTTCGTTAATGATTTGAAAAAGATTAGTGGCAACATCGATTTGCGAGTTCATAGCCCAGGTGGTTCGGTTATTGATGGGGTCGCTATTTACAATGCGATTAAACGACATGATGGGGAAGTTACTGCTTATATCGATGGCCTTGCAGCTTCAATGGCAAGCTTTATCATTATGGCTGCGGATAAGCGCATTATGGCTAACGCTGGCTGGATAATGATTCATAATCCGTGGGGATTAGCAGTAGGCGACTCAGACGAGATGAGAAAGTCTGCTGACTTGATGGATAAAATGAAATCCACACTCTTAAATGGATATACTTCAGTGACAGGCATGAGTGAAGACGAGGTTTCAGTCCTTATGAATGATGAAACTTGGATGGACTCGGAAGAATCTTTAGAATATGGTTTTGTTGATGAATTAGAAGATCAAGTTGAAATGGCGGCATCTTTCGACCTTGATAAATACAAGTTTCAAAAAGCACCAGGGCAACTAACGGCGCAAGCCGCAACCAAAAAGGAAGTCAATGTTATGACTGACAAAGTAAAAGCAGAAGCGGCTGCGGCTGAACTGTTAAAAAATACCAATGATGCAGTGGCGCAAGCTAAGGTAGCAGAGGGCGAACGTAAAGCGAAGATTAACCTTATGTTTAAAGGGCATGAGTTTCAATCTCAACTTTTAATTGAATGTCTTTCTGATAGTGATATTACTTCGGAAATGGCCGGTCAAAAGTTACTTGCTAAACTTGGCGAAGGTCAAGAGCCAGTCAATAAGCTGCGTATCGATGTTGTCGTGGATGCTGTTGATAAGTTTCGCGGTGCAGCTTCGGATGCCTTAGCATTTCGAGCAGGTATTGCTAAAGCAACAGAATCGGGCAATCCTTTTCGCGCTCATACCTTGTTAGATATGGCTAAAGAAGTTCTAAACATTCACAGCGTAAATACTACCGGTATGGATCGTATGCGAATTGCTGGCGCGGCATTTACTCATTCATCAGGTGACTTTCCAAGTTTACTTGAAGATACTTTGGGCAAGGCAATGCGAGCAGCTTACGGCAACTTTCCTGATACATGGCAGATGTGGGCTGACCGTTCAAGTGTTCCAGATTTCAAAGTCAACTCTCGAATCCAGTTAGGCTCTTTCAATAGTCTTGCTGAAATTAAAGAAGGCGGCGAATATACTTCTGGTACATTCAGTGATGAGAAAGAAACGATTCAAGCTGTTACTAAAGGTAAGATGATTTCTTTCACACGACAAGCCATTATTAATGATGACTTAGCTGGATTTACTCGCATTGCTCAGTTGTTAGGACGTGCAGCAGCAAGAACGATTAATGCTGATGTTTACGGCATTCTTACGGCTAATGCAGCTATGGCTGATGGCGTTGCTTTATTCCACGCGGATCACAGTAACTTAAACACAAGTACTGCGTTAAGCCTTGCGAATATCGGCGTTGCTAAAACTGCAATGAGAAAACAAACTGATGCTGACGGCAATGACTACCTAAATATCATGCCTAAATATTTGGTTGTTCCTGTAGCTCTAGAAGATTCAGCTAAGACTTTAATCATGGCTGAAACTGATTTCTCTAACTCTAACTCTAAGAAGCCAAACATCCATCGCAATACCTTAGAAGTTATTTCTGATCCAGTACTTGATGCTGATTCAGCGACTACTTGGTACATGATGGCCGATGCTATGGAGGCTCCTGTTGTTGAGGTTGCATTCTTAGATGGTAACTCTGATCCTTACCTTGAGAGTCAAGAAGGTTTCACAGTTGATGGAGTTCAATGGAAAGTACGTTTAGATTACGGCGTAGGCTCTATTGAAGACAAGGGCGCACAGAAAAATACAGCATAATTAATTTGAACGAACTGGGCAGTTCTATATAGGAGATATTAAAATGGCTACAAGTTTCGTACAAGATGGGAATGTTATAGCGTTTGCCAATACTGGCTCGGCTATTTCGTCCGGAGATATCGTGGTTGTTGGGACTCAGGTTGGTGTTGCGCTTGACGACATTGCAGCTACGACAGGTGTTGGGTCGGTTGCAATGGAAGGGGTATATACGCTCGCTAAAGTATCTGCGGCGGTTATCGCACAAGGGGAGGAAGTGTTTTATGACCTTTCCGCGCTTGCATTTGACGATAATTTAGCAACCCCAGCGTCAGGCGATGTTTCAAATTGTTGCGTGGCATGGGAAGCGGCAGGCAATGGCGTGACAACCATTAAAGTTAAACTTAATGTCGGCGTAGGCTTAGTCACATAATATGGGCTTAACCGAGGACTTTAGTGTTTGGACAAACGTAGATGAGCATGGAGTGGCTTCACAGTACACTCCTGCTCGCTATCCACATCCAGGGCTAAAGTCCTCAACGGTTAATATCGAAGAAATTCGAGAAGAAGTTGTCTTAATCAATGAGGTTGAGGCAATGCAGTTAAGGACAGGCTGTGATTTATCTGATGTTTCGGATATTGAACACGGTGATAAATTTAGAATCCCTGCGACTACTGGCGATGATTATGTCGTTATCGGTTTAGAGAAATTCCGTAGTGGATGGGTTGATATAATTTTGGTTGAAGATGATGCCTAAACTAAGAGCAGAGCAGATAATTTTAGCTGTTATTTCTCAAGTTAAATCATTAACAACGACTAAAAGTAAAGTATATCGAAGTGACCCATACAACAGACAACAAGTTGACTTGCCAGCATTAGAAGTGAGTCAAGGGCCAGAAGAAACACTGGCAGAGAATAATGTTTACATTGATAGTAATTTAACTTATTCGATCACGATTGTAATTAATAATAAAAACCCTGAATCTGTTTTAAACAAGATCAGGAAAGAAATTCAAATCGCAATGTATGCAGATAGAAAACTTGGGCTAAGTGGTTTTGTGGTAGATACGATGTTAGAGAGTGTTGGCACTCCTACAATATCGGGCGAAGGTAATAATATTATTTCAGAAATGGTTTTAACGTGGGTAACTCGTTATAGATATTCCACAACCGATCCCAGTGCTTAAAGGAGTCATATCATGGCATTAGTAAAAGATGAATCAGTCTTAGTAAAGATTGAGAGTACATACAACACGGATTCGACTCCTGCTAACTCGGATGCTGTTCCAGCGGAAAATATATCATGGGCGCATGTAGGCGCAAGGTCAGTCGAACGACCGATTGTTAATGGAGATTTGTCACCGCTAGTTTCTATCTATGCCGGTTCTCTGAGGTCAATTAGTTTCGATGTAGAGGTTAAAGGTTCCGGCTCGGCAGGGACTGCGCCAGACATAGGGCCAGTTCTTATCGCTTGCGGGATGGATGAGACAGTTTCCGTCTCTACTTCAGTTATATATACCCCGGAAGCTTCTGGATCACACGTAAGCGTCACGGTTTATTATTATTCTGGTGGCCTTAGATATGTTTTGACGGGTTGTTATGGTACGGCGAACTTTACCTTTATAGCAGGTGAGAGAATTATGATGAATGTCACTCTCACAGGCCATTCGTCAGCACCTACTACGCAAACACTTGTGTCACCTTCGTTCAGCGATACAACAGCACCAGAGCCGGTTTTAGGCACCACATTCACCATTAACTCTTATGCCGCGGTTATAAATGAGTTTAGTTTTAGCGATGGCAATGTTGTCTCAACTCCTGCCAGTGTTACCGCAAGTGATGGGTATGCAGATTTAAGAATCTCTGAACGAAAGGTTACTGGTAAAATTGACCCTGAAGATACCGTTACAGCCACTCAGGATTGGGAGGCTTTATTTCGCGCACGTACAGCGATGGCAGTTGTTGCTGGCCCAATAGGTTCGGCGGGTAATATCGTTCAATTTGATTTAGCAGCGGCAAGCTACAACAATCAAGGTCAAGGTGATCGTGATGGAATTAGAACAAGAGTCATGGATTTTGAAGCCTTACCAACATCGGTCGGTGGGCTGGATGAATTTACAATAACATTTACCTAAATGGGAGCAACCTGGGCATGGGTTTAACGTTAAGAAGTAAAATTTTAGAATCGTGGGTTAAATTAGATACCTTAGAAACAGATGCAGAGTTTCTATTAAAGCCGCTAGATACAATAGGCCAGATGGAATATGAAGATGCCATTATGGTTGCGGTTAATAAAGATCATGGCGCATTAAGTACTTTGGTTTGTCAGGTGGTAATTGACAAGGGGTTAATGGGCTGGAAGGGTATATTTGACGACAATGGAAAAGAAGTTGAATTTGATAAGTCCAAACACTTTTCAGATAAAATGAGCGGCTTTCCTTCTATCGCAATAAAGATGATTGCACATGAAATTATCGAGCGAAGTAAGTTTACGGAAGATGATAAAAAAAAGTAATCATAGCCTTAGAAGTAGCGAGAAACGCGACGCATTTCCAGTGTGACAAATGTATCTGGGGAAGATATTGCGACAAGGATAATCGCTCACCTAAAAAAGATAGATGGCATATAAAGCTAAAGGGGTTTTCGTATTACAAAACAGATTATTGCCTACTCAATCAGACAGACAATACATCTCACGAAATGGTAAAATTGTTCAAGTACTATGAAAAAGGTAGTTTCATGCTAAATGGCACTATCCTAGAACAGCCTCACGTTTACCGGCAATGTATGGAGTTATTACAAGGTATTTTAAATCATGGCAGCGAAAGACCCAAAGATAACCCTTAAAGCAACAGACAAGACCGGAAAGGCGTTTAAATCCGCTCAACATAATATGCGTAACCTTGCCTCAAGTGCCGCCGTGTTAGAGGGGCCGCTAGGTGGGATCGCGGGCAGAATGAATGCAGTCGGTGCCGCTCTCGGACGAGTTAATCCTGGCATTCTTGCGGCAGGCGTTTCAGTTGCCGCACTCGGTACAGCAATGTTCAAATCTACACGGATAGCTATAGAATTTGAAGTTCAGATGAAATCTCTTGAGGCCGTTGTTCAAGCTACTGGCGCAAGAGCTGGCTTCACAGCAAAAAATCTAAATAAAATCGCAGAACAAACCGCAAAAGATACTCTTGCTTCAACTACCGATGCACGAAAAGCAATAACCATTCTCGCTCAATACAGAAACATTCAAGGGCAAACTCTAGAAGATGCTCTTGTTGCTGCCCAAGATATTTCTGCGGCATTCGGGATTAATCTTGTCAGGGCTTCTCAATTATTAGGAAGGGCTTTAAACGACCCACTACTCGGCATCGAGACACTAAATACCCGAACACAAATTTATAGCAAAACAGAATTAGCCGCAGCAAGACAAACTGGGGAGTTTAATAAAACATTAGAAACTCAAAATGAAATATTAAAGCGATTAAAGGATACGGTTGGCGGGCTTGGCGTTGCTCAATCTGAAACAATTGCAGGAAAAGAAGATTACACCGCGCAGCTACATGAGGAGCTTGCCTTACAAGCAAATCTAGCAACTTATTACGGGCCAGCAGTAGAGCTTTACAATAAAGGACTTCAAGTTGTAATTGGCGCACTGAAAAAAAGGAACGATCTCGAAAGGCATATATTAGAAAATGGCGCTGAAACTTCTGCAAGATTAAAGGCTAATTATGCCGACAACTTGAAGCAAAAGGCGTTAGACGAAAAAATTGCAACAGATAAGATAACTGCTATTGAACTGGAAAAAAATCTATTCTCATTAAAGAAAGAATTAAATGAGCAAGACACAATTCAAAATGAATTAAGAAAAAGCTACTCTAAATATTTGTCAGAAAAAAGAGAAGAAGTTTCTATAGAAAAAGAACTACTTGCTCTACAAACATCAACGTTAGGCCCTAGAGGAAAGTTAGGCGCTGAGTTCGCTGCAAAAACAGCGACAGCAGGAAAAGGCGGTACTGACGAAGAACAAAACGCATTAAGACTCGCGCTACAAGAAAAGTTTTTTGCAAGCCTAGAAGAATTAGACGCTAAAGATATTCAGCGATACGAGCAAGAGCGCGCACGAAGAATTGATATCGAAAGAAACCTAACTGACGAAAAAGGCCGGATAGATATCAATGCCCGTGAAATGGCAAGAAATCTAGCGTTAGATCAAATCTTTTCAGAAGAAGAAACACAACAAAAAATAATTGAGATTTATCAAAATGCAGCAGATAAAAAATCCAAGATTGATGGAGTTGCGGCAAAGAAACATCAAAACCAATTACTAAGTGCGGCCAATAGTGCGGCGTCAATAGCTCAAAATACCGCGCAGACTTTAATAGCGGTGGGCATAGCTAAGGATAGAAAATTCAGAGGTATTGCAGCAGCAGAAGCTACAGTTAATACTGCGGTGGCAGCGACAAGAGCCTATCGAGACTTGGGCCCAATAGCAGGGCCAGCAGCAGCGGCGGCAATAGTTGCCGCAGGTGCTTTACAGATAGCCAATATTTATTCTGCATCATCGACTGGCGCAACCGGAGCACCAGTAGCGCCGCCAACACCAATTCAGCAGCAAGAAGAAAGATTTGATACTGGCCCAGTAGTCACGGTTAATGTTTTCGGCAACTTCTACGGTAACGATTCTTTTGAAGATTTAATCCGAGACTCTGTAATCGACAATATAAGTAACAATAATGTAAATCTAGCCACAGAGTCAGGCGAACCGATTTTGGTGAATCCATAATGCACATACAGTACACAGCAACACGCTCAATTCAAACAAGTCATGTGGTAAGTGCGTTAGTCACAGACTCTACAATCGATACGGCTTGCGGGGTTAGCTGGACTTGCGGCACTAATTGGGCGATTGCTTCAGGCAAGGCGGATCATACAGTGGGCAGTATTGCATCGTTCTCTCAGATTGCGACATTTACTGCTGGGTATGCTTATAACGTGACATATGATGTTATTGGCCCTGCTACTG